GGTATCGAAGTAAACCTATCTCACCTTAGAGGAAGTCAGAGTATTGCACAGCTATCTGATTGTGTACTGGCGCTTGAACGTAACCAACAATCAGACGATCACCAAGAGTCACAGACAACAAAGGTTCGAGTACTTAAATCAAGATACACTGGTGATGTAGGACTTGCTTGTCACTTGCTTTATGATAACGAGACAGGCAGACTAAAAGAAATAGACAACGAAGATATAGAAGTTGTAGATAACAACGAAGGATTTTAATATGGATTTAGTATTCGATATAGAAACAGATGATCTTAAAGCAACAAAGATACACTGTATTGTTTGTCAAAACCCTGAGTCAGGCGAGATATTTAAGTTTAAACCTGACCAGATTAACGAAGGCTGTAAGTTTTTAACTACTGCTGACAGATTAATAGGACATAATATAATAGGCTTTGACATTCCTGTTATTAAAAAACTTACAGGTGTTGACTTGTCTAACATAAAATCTTTAGATACGTTAGTGTTATCTAGGTTATTAAATCCTATCCGAGAAGGCGGTCATAGTTTAGGAGCATGGGGATATAAATTAAATTATCCTAAGATTAATTTTGTAGACTATTTAAACTACTCACCAGAGATGATGAAGTATTGTGTACAAGATGTACAGTTAAACACTATGGTATTCAAAGCTTTACGATTAGAATCTAAACAGTTTTCTACGGAGAGTGTAGAGATTGAACATGACGTTGCAAGGATAATGAAGAAGCAAGAAGACAACGGTTTTAAATTTGACAGCTTTAATGCTGAGATATTACTTGCTGAACTAAGAGAGAAGAAACAAAAGATTGAAGATGAAGTACATGGTACTTTCAAACCTAGATGGGTAGATGATAAGTTAGTTACTCCTTACATAAAGAAAGATGGTACGTTATCTAAACGTGGTCTTACTGATGATGAATACAAACAAGTATATCAAGATACACTACATCCTAACTCTTCTGCTGAACCGTTCATGCGCAGGAAGTTAGTTGACTTTAATCTTGGTAGTCGTAAACAGATAGGAGAATACTTAGTTGACTTTGGGTGGAAGCCAGATAGGTTTACACCTACTGGTCAGCCTATCGTAGATGAGAAAACTTTAGAACAAGTAACACATATACACGAAGCAAGTTTAATTGCTACGTTCTTACTGTTACAAAAACGTATAGCTCACATTGATTCGTGGGTTAAAGCAGTCAAGGAAGATGGTAGGATACATGGATTTGTTATACCTAACGGTGCTATCACTGGTCGCATGACACACCGCAACCCTAACACCGCACAGATACCTAGTCTTAGACAACCCTACGGCAAGGAGTGTCGTGCGTGTTGGACAGTAGACGAAGGTAATGTATTACTAGGAATAGATGCGTCAGGTTTAGAGATAAGAATGTTAGCCCACTATATGAAAGATAAGGAGTTTACAAATGAAATACTTAATGGAGACATTCACTCCGCTAATCAAAAACTTGCAGGACTTAAATCAAGAGATCAGGCGAAGACATTTATCTACGCTCTCATGTACGGAGCAGGAGATCAAAAGCTTGGCAGCGTGGTTGGCGGCAATAAAGAAGATGGTAGAAGATCTCGACAATTGTTCTTTGATAATAAGCCATCATTTAAATCTCTTAGAGATAGAGTTACGAGAGCGGCAGCAAAGGGATACATTAAAGCATTAGATGGTAGAAAATTATTTATACGCAACGCGCACTCATCTTTGAATACTTTGCTACAAGGAGCAGGAGCTATCGTTATGAAGAAAGCACTTGTTATATTTGATAAGCATCTTAAAGAAGCAGGACTAGAGCATAAGTTTGTAGCCAACATACATGATGAGTGGCAAATGGAAGCACCTAAACAAACAGCAGACCTGATAGGTTCGATAGGTGTTAGGTCTATAATAGAAGCAGGCGATCATTTTAAAATGAACTGTCCTTTAGATGGTGAATATAAATATGGAGGGAACTGGAGTGAAACACATTAATAAATTCTGTCATGGCTGTAATCAAGACAAGCCTATTAACGATTATTATAAAAATAAATCTATGGAAGATGGTATGGATGGATGTTGTAAAATTTGTAGAAGTAGTTATAATAACAAAAATAATATTAAATACCATCCTGAATCCAACCCTAAAGAAAATGCTAAAAACATGTATGTGAATGGTAAATATGTACCGAGATCACATCCTTTATATAAAGCAGGTAACTTTAAAACTTTTGAAAGGGCAGCCTTCTCTGCCTTACAAGGATATGAAAAAACTAATGAGGGTTATGTATACATTATAACTAATCCTTGTTGGAGTAATTGGGTAAAGGTAGGAATGGCTATAGATGCTAAAGATAGATGTAATCAATATCAAACATCAAGCCCACACAGAGATTACAAATTATGTTACAGTAAATTCTTTGATGATAGAAGTAGTGCAGAAAAAAAAGCACACACCTTATTAAAGAAAGAAGCTGAAGATAATAAAGGTGAGTGGTTTAAAATTAAACAGGACATAGCACAAGAAATACTAGAGACACTATGAAAAAATTAGATACATTAGTAGAAGATATATATGATAAGTTATCTGTACTAGACAAAGGAGAAGCGTTAGACTTAAGCGAAGAAGTATTAGAAGACTTCGGTAACTCTATGAAAGAAGCGTTACGTCATTGGGCTACGCCTAGACCTAGAGATACAGAGACACTACGCATGTCAAACATAGGCAAGCCTACTCGTCAGCTTTGGTACGATATGAAAGCAGACAACACAGACAAGCAACCAATGGAACCACATTTGTTTATACGTTTTCTGTATGGTCATCTGTTAGAAGAAGTTGTTCTTCTTTTAGTTAGGCTTGCAGGTCATAAAGTTTCTGATGAACAGAAGGAAGTTAAAGTAAGTAATGTTATGGGTCACATGGACTGTAAGATTGATGGTGAAGTCGTGGATATTAAGACTGCTTCAAGCTTTGCCTTTCGTAAGTTTACAAATGATACGCTAAAAGACGATGATCCTTTCGGCTACTTAGCTCAATTATCAGGTTACGAAGAAGCAGAGAAGACAAAGGCAGGAGGCTTTCTTGTTTTAAACAAAGAGAGTGGTGAGCTTACTATGCATAGACCAAGCTTCTTTGATAAGCCGAATGCAAAGAACAGAATAAGAGAGGTTAAGAAAGCACTTAAGCTTGACACGCCACCTGCTTTGTGCTATACTCCCATACCCGAAGGCAAGGCAGGGAACATGAAGCTTCCTAGAGGATGTACGTATTGTAGACACAAGAACGAATGTCATAAAGATGCTAACGATGGTAAAGGATTAAGAGTGTTTAAATATTCTAGAGGTTTAACTTACCTAACAAAGGTAGAAAAAGAACCTAATGTATTGGAGATTACTAGACAATGAATGGTAAGAAAGCAAAAGAAATAAGAAGACATGCTAAGATTATGTTGCTTGATTGGTTAAAAAGTGTGGTAACTGATGAAGAAGCAGAACGTATTACAGAAAAAAACTTTAAAGATTACTTGCCTAAAGAAGGACATGTTTACGCTAATAGAAAGTTTTTATTATCAGCGTATAGTTTTAAATGGTTTGTAAAGAAAATTAAAAATATAAAAAATAAGGAGAACAGGGATGTCAAGTCAATTAAATTTGAACAATTACTTAGAGATGGACGAAAATAATTTAATGCATGAAGACTTATCTACTATGTTAATAGTAATAGGTAGTTATTTATATGGTGGTGGTGATATACAAGAGATAGATCATATTATTTTAGATAGAGTTTCAGAGTTAATAGATAAGCACCTTGATGGTGTTACAGAAAATATGAGTGTGCATTAATGAAGAAAGGATTTCGCAAGCCTCGTAAGGTTAGACCTATTGAAAAAGATTTACCTAAAGGTTATGATTCTAATTGGGAATATAAATTACACACGAATCAATTAAAAGAATGGTCACATCATGGTGACACAATAGCTTATATAGTTGAACACACTTATGAACCTGACTTTAGAAAAACTTTTAACAAGATTGAATATTTAATTGAAGCAAAGGGTAGGTTTTGGGATTATGCAGAGTACAGTAAATATATATGGGTACGTAAAAGTTTAAAAGAACATCAAGAACTTGTGTTCATCTTTGCAAAACCTTTAGCACCTATGCCTGCTGCTAAGAAAAGAAAAGATGGTAGTAAAAGAACTCATGCAGAATGGGCAGAGAAAAATAATTTTAAATGGTACAGTGAATTTGACTTACCTAAACAATGGATAGAATAGATATGGATTACAAATTTGATGAAGGTATAAACTTACGTGGTGTTCAACAATACATTGATGATACCTACACACAACACTACGCTCACTCTAAGTATCAAGCAACGGATATGATTATAGATGCAGGACATGGTGAAGGGTTTTGTGTTGGTAACATAATGAAGTATGCTATGAGGTACGGTAAGAAAGATGGTAAGTCAGATGCAGACCTACTAAAAATTATACACTACGCATTGATTGCGTTACATTTAAATGACAAGGAGAACAAGTAATGGTTGAGGATAAAGTAGGAAAGAAACCATACTTAGGAATTGTTATAGACTATGACAAGGAAAAGAAACTAGACAAGTTTAGTTTAGATACATTAAAGGATAGATATTTTTGGGAGGAAGAAACACATGCACAAGAAGCATTCGCAAGAGCATCAGTCTTTGGTGCAACGTATAAAGGAGAAACTGATTTTGATCTTGCCCAAAGGCTTTATCAATACAGTTCCGATTGTTGGTTTATGTTTAGTACCCCTATACTTTCTAACGGAGGAACGACTCGTGGCTTACCTATTAGCTGCTTTCTCAATTACGTACCTGATAGTAGGAGGGGGTTATCTGATCACTATGATGAAAACATTTGGCTCGCAAGTTCAGGTGGAGGCATCGGTGGATATTGGGGAGATGTTAGAAGCAATGGTATTGATACTTCTAACTATAGTCGTTCTACTGGTTCAATCCCATTCATGCATGTAGTAGACGCAGAGATGTTAGCCTTTAATCAAGGTGTGACTAGGCGTGGTAGTTATGCAGCTTACTCAAACATATCTCATCCAGAGATTGAAGAGTTTATTAACATGCGTAAAGAATCAGGTGGAGATATAAACAGAAAGAATCTTAATATTCATAACGCTGTTAATATAACTAACGAGTTTTTAAAAGCAGTTCAAGAAGATACAGACTGGAGATTGATTGATCCTAAAACTAACGAAGCTGTTAAGATAGTTAGTGCTAGAGATTTATGGTGGCAGATGTTAAATGCAAGAGCAGAGACAGGCGAGCCTTACATGATTAACATTGACACCTGTAATGAACACTTACCACAAGGACAGAAAGATTTAGGTTTGAAAATAAATCAAAGTAACTTATGTTCAGAGATAGTGTTACCCACTAATGAAGAAAGGACAGCAGTATGTTGTTTATCAAGTGTAAATTTAGAACACTTTGATAAGTGGAAGAAAGATGATCAGTTTATTGATGATCTAATTACGATGCTTGACAATGTGTTAGAGCATTTTATAGAAGACATTATAGACACCAGTAGACTAGGTGGATACAGTGCAAATTTTGAGAGGTTTAAAAAATATGTTAAAGAAGAAAAAGAAGGATTACTTAAAGCTGCTTATTCAGCGTATAGAGAAAGGTCGGTGGGTCTTGGAGCGATGGGCTTTCATGCTCTACTCCAAAGTAAAGGACTACCTTTTCAAGGGTTACGAGCTACTAGTATTAATAATGTCACGTTCTCCTACCTTAAAGAACAGGCTGTGGCAGCGACTAAAAGACTTGCCAATGAACGTGGGGAAGCTCCTGATGTACACGGCAGCAATAAGC